AAAGAGGACCTTTGGAGTGTTGTTGATCTCGAACTGGATGTTCTCCCAGTACTTATAGATATGACTTGGAAGGGTGTTCGCATTGATATGAATCGTGTCGAACGCACTAGAGATTTTCTCCTCAAGGAGGAAAAGGCTATGCTCGCTAAGATCAAGCATATAACCGGCATGAATGTAGAAGTATGGGCGGCACAATCCCTAGCCAAAGCTTTTGACACAGTTGGAATAAGTTATCCGAAAACAGAAAAAGGTGCACCATCTTTTACTAAATCCTTTCTGTCCGAGCATAATCACGAACTTCCTAAGATGATACTAAGAACTCGTGATCTTAACAAGACCCATGGCACTTTTATAAGCACAATTATAAAACATACTGCTAAAGATGGACGTATACATTCCCATATAAATCAGATTAGATCCGACGATGGTGGTACTGTGTCTGGACGAATCAGTATGAATAACCCTAATTTACAGCAAATTCCAGCTAGAGATCCTGAATTAGGACCCATGATTCGCTCTTTATTCCTCCCGGAAGAGGGAGAAGAGTGGGCTAGTATAGATTTCTCGCAACAGGAACCACGGATCTTGGTCCATTATGCTCATGCTTACGGCAAATCTCAAGGACATGACATGAAAGGTGTACAAGAATTTGTCGATGGATATAAAAATAACCCTGATATGGACTTCCATACCATGGTAGCTGATATGGCTAAAATACCTCGTAAGCAAGCTAAAACAATAAATTTGGGTATGATGTATGGCATGGGTGTCAATAAGCTCTCTGACCAGCTTGATATCCCCGTAGATGATGCTAAAAAACTCGTTGGTCAGTACCATGAACGAGTACCTTTTGTTAAAATGCTCATGCATGGTGTAATGAATAAGCTTAATGCACGTCAAAGCTCCGGTTCTATCCGTTCTATTTTAGGTAGAAAGTGCCGATTTGAGCTTTGGGAGCCAGACACGTTCGCTATGAATAAGGCCTTGCCTTATAAAGAAGCACTCAATGAACACGGCCCAACGACCAGATTGAAGCGAGCCTATACATATAAGGCTTTAAACCGCTTAATTCAGGCTTCAGCTGCGGATATGACAAAAAAAGCAATGGTAGATATCCACAAGATGGGGATAATTCCTCTTATTCAGATTCATGATGAGATAGCTGTCTCCGTTTCTTCCAGAGAACAGGTCAATGCAATCGTTCATGCCATGGAAAACGCCGTGAAATTGGGTGTACCTAGCAAAGTTGACGTCGAAATAGGTCCATCTTGGGGCGAATCAAAATAAATATTGACTAAATTGTATATTCTCGCATATAATCCCGTAAAACAAAAGGATTTATGCGATATGGATACAGAAAAATGGAAAAGCATCTTAGTTCCTAAAGACGTTTACTTAGAAATTAAGAAAATTGCAGCCAAAGAGGGTCGAACTTTAGGTGGACAACTACGATTCATCTACTCTCAATATGTTTCTGAAGAACAAATGAGAGTAAAAGAGCTCGTAGATGCGGAAATGACTTTAAGAAAAGCCAAAGATCACTCAGCGGCTAACTGAGTATCCTTGTTTTGCATTATTTTAGACACTTCTACACCAATATTGTACAAAGCATCTGTCATGGGTCCATCAGATGCTTTTCTACCTCTACTACATAAAAAAACTTCTACTGGAATAGCTGTTTCTGGGTGAAAAGAGACGGTCACAGCCAAACCTTCTCCAACATCTGTGGTTATACACGGTCTTCTATTCGGTAAATTTGTCATATATTTCTCCTCTGAAGAAAATATTATATAAAATATTTTTTTAATTGATAGTCTTGACTTTCACTTTTTTTTAAAAACATGCTATAATGCAGTATGGACCCAGTTACTATCTCGATCGCGATGGGAATCGCGACAAAATCTTTTGAGGCTATTAAAGCCGGATTCTCCGCCGCTCGTGATATTGAGCAAATGAGCGGAGACATCGGCCGTTGGATGGGAGCTGTTTCTGATATTGATAATGCTGAAAAACAAGCGAAAAATCCTCCCCTGTTTGGCAAATTGTTTAAAGCTGGATCGATTGAGGAAGCAGCTCTCGCTGCTTATGCAGCCAAGAAGAAACTTGAGGAACAAAGGTACGAACTCAAGATGTTTCTGAACTTGACCCACGGCCCGGGAGCTTACGAAGAGCTCCTAGCCATGGAAGGTCAAATAAGAAAAGAACGCCAAAGAACTATTTATGCACAACAAAAGTTAAGAAGACAGGTAGGAGAGGGGATTGCTTGGTTAATTGTATCTTCTATCGTAGGAGGTTTGGCTTTATTAGTTGCTTCCGTATGGTCTAAAAAAGCTTCGGCATATGAATATAAACCAAAACAATACACCAAACAACAGCTCAAGAATCAAGGTAAGGTTGACAAAGTTAAGTACACAACGTGCCGATTAAAAAAAAGAATTATGTCTAAGACGGGACAAATGGCGTGTATTTATATTGGAAATAATCAAACCTACGAAATGATGATCGAATCTTTCTGCCCAAAACAATACAAATGTGTTTATAATCCGTGGCAAACCGAGCCCAACATAGATGATGTAATAAATTCTTTAAATAACGCCGTTAAAAACAAATGAGTAAGTGTATTGGCGTTTGTAAATTAGATGAAAAAAAAGTTTGCATTGGTTGCAAGCGGACGATTGAAGAAATAAAACAAGCTTATAAGAGTAAATGACGGTATACAATTCAGATGATTATGTACTTGACATAGGAAACAGCTCGAAAAGTTCCGTGTATTATAAGAATATTTTATTATTTATAGGAGATAGCCGAATTGCTATACATTTTTTTTGTAAAAAATGCACCGATCCCGATTTACGAGCTAAATTAAAAAAATATAAATATATTAATATATGGGATTGACGATATAGGTTTATTTTAGTAATGTTTAATAGCGCTCTGGAGAGATACTCAAGCAAACGATTCAATGTACTCCTATTCATTGAGGTTAAATTGCAAAACACAAAGGCCCGTGAAGCTATCCTTCACGGGTTTTTTGTTAAATGAAGAGTCGATGGGCACGTTCTCGAGCTCGATTGAGAGATTATGTCAATCAATGTAAGATAGAACGTGGCTGTGAAAAGTGTGGCTATAATGCAAAACCCATAAATTTAGAATGGCATCACACGGCCCCCGAGTCAAAATACAAAAGTGTTGCACAAATTGTTAGTGAAGACAGAAATATAGATAAAATTAACGAAGAAATAGAAAAATGTATTTGTCTTTGTAAAGTTTGTCATGCAAAAATGGAAATGTGATTTTTTAAACTTGACATAGTATGCGATAAATCTTATTGATTATAAAAACAACTAATGACTTGGAGGTCACAATGAGAAAAAAATACGATTGGGAAATAAAACAAGATAAGCAACGCAAGCTTAGAAAAAAAGGTCAACAAGCCCTTACCCTTGAACAAATACAAGCGGTTCACGATACTTACGAAGCTTTGAACAGCGCTATGATTAGTATAAGAGATTTAAATGATCTCGCATTATCTGAAATAAAAGCGTTAGACGAGGCTTGTTGCGACTTGCATCGTGAGTTTATTTCGCAAATTTAATTTGAGGAGTTCTGAATGAAAGATGATAGGCTTAATGATGTTCACGAACAATATAAAGTTCTCAGGCGTCTTCAATATTTTTACGAGTGGGAAGATAAACCTGAAGCAGCTCGTGTATACCAGCTTCAGGCCCTAGAAAAGAAAAAACTTTTAAACCAAGGTATTTTCTTTGAGCCTAACTTTTGAGGAAAAAATGAAAGAAGAAGATCCCATTGTAACACTTAGCCGTACCTTGAAGAAAGATCCACGGCTCATATACCTCTTTGAAGAAATTAATCCTGAAGAGGAAAAAGCAACTGTAAAAGTGTTACGATGGTGTCTTGCAAAAGTTTTGGCTCATGGTAAAGCTTTAAGGCGTAATCGTAAAAGACTTAAAGATGAACAAATCCACACACTCGTAAGGTGTCAGGAGATGGCTAAAAATATAGAATTACTCATAGATTATATAGAAACGGAGGAAATATAAATGAATGATTGGATTAAGATCGATGAAATGCCATTATGGGCTGAGGCTATGTTAAAAATAGAAGCCCTAGTCAATGAAGAAGCCTCACGGCTCAAAGAAAAAGGGGATGTTGAAGAAGCAGAACTTTTAACAAACAGCTTGAGAGTTATTAAAAGAGGATACTAATGAACTTAAAAAATATAGATTGTTGTAGAGAATGCGGGGATGAACTTAGAAAAGTTAAACACGCTAGACAAAAACAAAACTTATGTCCCGAATGTAGAGGACTTAGGCAGTCCACAAGTCAAGCTATTCGAGACGTAACTGAACAACTCAAAAAACAAAATGCAAATCTCGTGGATGAAGATGATTGGTCAACACAAGACGATCCACGAGCCGTAGCTGAAAAAGACTATGGACGGGTTAATCGTGTATCAAATGCAGCTCCTAGAGAAACAACTCTCAGCGAACTGTTTTAATGGCCGAACTCATATGCAACCTACCAGCACAAAAAGTATTCGTGCGGAAAGAATATCTCCGTGATCTGAAAGATGGTCACGGCGAATTTGTCGAAGGCGTTTGGATATCAGCTAAGTCTATTCCCGGAAGAGCCTTTTATTTCGAGACATTTCTACCTAAATATGGGGCTTTGTTCGATAAACTACCCATTAGTGCTTTCGTTTCACGGCCCACGGCTCCCGAGCCCGATATGACACTCAATAATCTTCAGTTCTGGAATTGCATGGATTACGGCGTTACAGCTATTTGTAAGCAATTTATAGGGTCAATGGACTTTGAAGTCCTAACAAGAGACTACGGCGTACAAAAAGGTACTTATATCGCTACTCTAGATAACTATCACATAGATGTTAATACAATAGATTATAGTACAGCTGAAACACCTGATGAGCATAAATCTTTTAATCTGCTTCAGCTCAATAATGGGCAGTTCTGTTTGTATCCTAATAATCGAATGAGAGTTTATGACAATAGTCTCACGCCTCACGAGCCAAAGATGCCTGATTTTAAAGTTAGTACTATTGAGTATCAGGTTGAGAATGGAAACAATACGAGACTTGGAGATACTGACGAATACTTCTGGAAAACGAAACAAGAAAAATAGTTACATTTATTACTCCCCTTTATATATAGAGCTGAAAATAAAAAAAATATTTTTTATTAAAAATAGGTGTAACTGGTGTAACTTATGTAACTTCCCTCTGTAACCCTTTATATACAACAAATTTATGGTTACATATTTGGTTACATATTTAATTTTAAAAATGTAACTTTACAGTATTAAATCGATTTTGGCCTTACTAAGGCCGAAAAAGTTTTTTGCAAAAAAATATTTTCTGGTATATATATAAAGAATGAATAATTTAAAGCCTTTGAAAAAAGGTCGTGGAAGACCTAAAGCAGACTTACATAGCAGATTGACTAGAAAGCAAGAGAAGTTTGTAAAAGAACTTGTTTCTAATGATGGAATGATAACTTTGAGAGAGGCCGCAATCAATGCGGGCTATCCAGCTTCTTCAGCTCACACTAGAGCTTATGAAATGACTAACCCTGAAATTTGCCCCCATATATGCCGAGCTATTCAAGCTTATAGAGATGAGCTAGATGAAAAGTATGGTATTAATTTTAAAAGACATCTACGAGACTTACAAAGAATAAGAGATTTGGCTATAGAGAATGGAGCATACTCAGCCGCAGTTCAGGCAGAATATAGACGAGGTCAAGCTAATGGTAATATCTATATAAATAAATCTGAAATCCGTCATGGTACGATAGATAGTATGTCTAAAGAAGAAGTTCTCAAAGCTTTGAAGGAACTTAAACAAAATGAACCGAAATACGCTCAAGACGTTATTGAACACGAGGAAGAGAAGCCCAACAAAAAAAGAATCGGGGCTGTACGAACAGTTAAAGAGAGCGTCTCTTCTTTACAATAAACCTATAAGACTTAGTAGAATAGAAAACTGGATGACTTTGGGTCTTCCTGATTTACTTATTTGTGACCACAATCATAAATTTCATTTTGTAGAATTGAAATATGTAAAATTCAATGCTGTAAATTTAAGCCCTCAACAAATTAGTTGGATAACTTTACATAAAGAAGCTTCCGTTTGGATTTTGGTTAAAAGCCTCAAAGGTCTTCATTTATATAAAGCTGACCAAGCTATACAGTTAAAAGAACACGGGATAAAATTAGAGCCGTATTACTTTTGTCCTGAGCCTTTTGATTGGAATAAAACTTTTGACTTGATTTTATAGAATAAATCGCATATTTTAATTTTAACTTTAATTTTATAGCTTGGAGGCTAAATATGACTAATAAAATAAAACATTGTTTCACTATGATTAATGAAGGCGATGACAAGTTCAGAGTTGTCAAAGTTATTTACAAACAATCAGGTTATTATCCACTCGGTAAAATAAATCCTGATGATCCTACAGAATTAGATAAATTTGTGGGCGATTTCACTTATATAGAAAATATATGTGAAAATTGGAATAAGCGTCTCGGCATTTCAGCTGAAGAAGAGATGGAAATAATAGCATCAAGTATGGGAGGACAATAATGTTTAAAATAACAATAATTGATAATAAGGGTAAAAAACGTGAGTTTAACAATTTACCTAGTTTAATAGCTTATGCTAATTCTTTTCAAATGTCTTGGCTACCTGATGGCTTTTCTTGGTATATACAAGAACCTTCAACAGATTTTGTAGACGATCTTGAAAAAATGAAAGATTTTTTTAAGCTAACAAAAGAAGAGTTTTTAAATTCATATTCTTATGTAAACGAAGCTGAATACGACGCTACGGCCGAAAAAGTAACTAAAGAAAATATTAAATTTGAAGATTTGTTTCCTTTAAAACAATACACCGTTAAATTTGATTTTAGTGTGTGGTTCGATCGTAACTTTTCGGTTGAAGCTAATACTCAAGAAGAAGCTGAGGAAAAGGCACAAAAGCTTAAAGATGATTTACAAGAGCATATAACTTCAGAGAATATTTTTGAAATCAAGGATTGGACTCTTGGTGATTTTAGATTTGATACTGTTTATGTTCAGGAGGATTAAATGAAGAATGTATTTTTTAAAGATTATGTTCAAATAACTTTACCAAGTAATTTAACAGATGATTTTGAACATTTAATTGGAGCTTTTAATGAGCCGTTAGAAGAAAACTTTGGTGTTCGTATTTGTTATGATCAAGAAGAAAATGTTTTTTCAGGGTTTGCTCTTTTAAACCAAGGAGAAACAAATAATTTTATTTTAAAGGCTTTTAAAGACGGTGTAGCTGATGCTTTACAAGCGGGTTATCAAGCTGAATTTCATGAACATATGCATTATTATAAACAAGGTTATGATTTTGGTATCTCACAATATTCAGAACTTAAAAAATTGGAGGGTGATTATGAATAAAGAAGTAATTAAAAAAGCCGTGGCCTCCGCTCGGTATTTCAAAAACAAAAAAAGAAACTGATATGTGGCATTGTATTTGGCATGAGGGCAAACCTTATGATTA